GACGTCGCCCGCGAACGCCGGGCCGAGCTCATCGCCAACGGGCTGGGCAATCCGCACAATCTGTTCGTGAGGTTCTGACGTGGGTCTGCGTTCCGCCATCCGTGAGCTGTTCCGCCCGGAGCGCAGTCGCCGCGTCCGGCAGTACCAGGGTGCGCGTATCAACCGCCTGACGTCCGACTGGGTGGTGAGCGGCACCAGCGCCGATGGCGAGGTGCGGAGCAGCCTGCGACTCCTGCGTGACCGCGCGCGGCAACTGACGCGGGATAACGACTACGCACGGCAAGCGCTGCGCGCCGTCGAAAACAACGTCGTCGGACAGGGCATCGGGTTTCAGTCTCAGGTGCGGATGCAGCGTGGCCAGGGTCGCCTAGACCCCCGGCTGAATCGCACCATCGAGGAAGCCTGGCACCGCTGGACCCGCGCTGACTCCTGCGATGTCGGCGGACGTCTGTGCTTCAGCGACATCGAACGGCTCTGCGTCCGCAGCGTTGCGGAGTCGGGCGAAGTCATCATCCGTCTGGTAGAGGAGCGCTTCGGGAACAGCCTGGTCCCCCTCGCGCTGGAAGTCATCGAAGCGGACCTGCTGCTGGACGACTACAACGGCACAACGGACAACGGCAACGAAATCCGGATGGGCGTCGAGGTGGACAAGTGGGGCCGCCCGGTCGCGTATCACTTCGCGCACGGGATGCGGCACCCCGGTGACTACCAGTTCCAGGGTCAGGCATACAGCCGCGAAAAGACCCTCCGCATCCCGGCGCGCAACATCCTGCACCTGTACCGGGTGGAGCGCCCCGGCCAGTCGCGCGGGGTGACGTGGTTCGCCTCTGCCATTGAGCGGATGCACCACATGTCCGGCTATGAGCAGGCCGAGGTGGTCAGCGCGCGCGCCACGTCGGCACTGATGGGTTTCATCACGTCGCCCGAGGGCGAGCTGTTCGGCGACGATGTAGAGCAAGGCGAGCGCGTCAGTACCTTTGAACCCGGCGTGTTCAAGTACCTGAACCCCGGCGAACAGGTGACCGTGCCGAACCTCAATCGCCCCGGCGGTGAGTTCGACCCGTTCATGCGTGCGATGCTCCGTGCGGTCGCGGCGGGCCTGGGCTGCAGCTACGAATCCATCAGCAAGGACTTCAGCCAGACGAACTACAGCAGCAGCCGTCTAAGCCTGCTGGATGAGCGCGACCATTGGCGCGTGCTGCAGTCGTGGCTCATCGAGAATTTCCACCAGAAGGTCTATGAGCGCTGGCTCGACCTGGCGGTACTGTCGGGCACGCTGAGCCTTCCGCGCTACGAGATTGAACCGGAGTTCTACCGCCAGCCGCGATGGATGCCGCGCGGTTGGTCCTGGGTGGACCCGCAGAAGGAAATCCTGGCCTACAAGGAAGCAGAGAAGGCAGGGTACGTCACCAAGTCCCAAATCATCGCGGAAGCCGGTGGCGATTACGAGGATGTGTTTGAACAGCGGCGGCGCGAGCTCGACCTGGCTGAAGAACTAGACCTCACCTTCGACACCGACAGCGCTGCTCCCGAGCCCCCCGCACCCCCTGCAATCGGCAATTCTGCGGACGGTTCTGCAGCGGAACCGATTCAGGGTGCCAACGAGTGACCTACACTGAAGCCATGAAACTCGGCAAACTCACGCGCGCGGCAGCGTTTCCCGAGCCGCAAGTCGATAGCGATACCCGGACGATGACGTTCCCGTTTTCGTCTGAGTATCCCGTCGAACGTTGGTTCGGGACGGAAGTCCTGAGCCACGAACCCGGCGCGGCGAACCTGGCCCGTCTCAATGACGGAGCTCCGCTGCTCTACAACCATGACGCTGATACCTACATCGGCGTGGTTGAGCGCGCCTGGATTGAAGGCACCCGTGGTTATGCCACGGTGAAATTCAGCCAGAACGAGCGCGCCCAGCAGATTCTGCGGGATGTCGAAGACGGCATCCTGCGGAACGTTAGCTTCGGCTATCGAGTGAACAAAATGACCGAGGCAGACAAGGGCACCTATCGCGTAGACGATTGGGAGCCTTTGGAGCTGAGCCTGGTCACAATCCCAGCTGACCCGTCCGTCGGCCTGGGACGCTCGGACGATGGCGAAGCAACGGACGTTGAGGTGACACCTCTGGTGGAGCCCGACGACGAACCCCCGGCAGCCGCCGACAATGTAAACGAACAACAGGAAACCGAACGCATGGAAACCCCTGACGTTTCTGTTATTCGGGCCGAAGCGGCGGAAGCCGAGCGGACCCGTATCGCCTCCATCAACGCACTGGGCGAGAAGTTCGGCCAGTCCGACCTCGCCCGCCAGCTTGTCGAGTCTGGCCGCAGCCTCGATGAAGCCCGCGCTGCCTTCCTTGAGAAGATGGGGGCCAAGCAGCAGCCCATCCAGCAGCGTTCCGGCGAAGTCGATATGACCGCTAAGGAACAGCGCAGCTACTCCGTGGTCCGCGCCATCAACGCTGCCATCAGCGGTGACTGGAGCAAGGCTGGCCTGGAGCGCGAAGTCTCTCAGACCCTGGCCCGTGAAGCCGGTCGCGAAACCAGCGGCTTCTTCATGCCGACCAACCTCCAGATGCGTGCTACCTACGCGGTCGGTGCTGCCGCCACCGGTGGCAACCTCGTTGAAACTCAGCTGCTGGCCGAGAGCTTCATCGACATCCTGCGCAACCGCGCCACCATCATGCAGCTTGGCCCGACCATGCTGACCGGTCTGGTGGGCAACATCACCATCCCCCGGAAGAACGCCACCACCCAGGTCAGCTGGGTCACTGAAGGTAACGCTCCCAGCCAATCGGAAGCCACCTTCGACCAAATCTCGCTGACCCCCAAGCAGATTGCCGCACGGTCTCAATACACCCGTCTGGCTCTGCAACAGACCACCCCGGACATTGAGCGCATCGTCCGCGATGACCTCGCTGCTGTGATGGCTCTGGGCATCGATCTGGCTGCCATCACCGGCACCGGTGCCAGCGGCCAGCCCCGTGGCATCCTGAACACCTCCGGTATCGGCTCTGTCGTTGGCGGCACCAACGGTGCCAACATCTCCATCGACCACTTCATCGACCTGGAGCGGGAAATCGACATCGACAACGCTCTGGCGGGGAACCTCTACTACCTCACCAACAGCCGCGTCGTCGCCAGCACCAAGAAAATCAAAAGCACCACGGGCGAATACCTGTGGAACGGCACTGATAACCCGCTGAACAACATCATCAGCGGCGCTATCAACGGCTACCCCATCGCCCGGACTAATCAGGTTCCCAACACCCTGACCAAGGGCACCAGCAGCGGCGTCTGCTCTGCTGTCATCTTCGGCAACTTCAACGACCTCGTCATCGGTATGTGGGGTGGCCTGGAGATCCTGCCGAACCCCTACGGTGCTGGCTACAACGCTGGCAGCGTGGACATCCGTGCCATGCAGACCGTGGACATCACCGTCCGTCGCGCCGAGTCCTTCGCCGCGATGACCGACGCTCTGACCCCCTAGTAGCGGAGGAGGGGCCGGGTGACCGGCCCCTTGATTGACATGGCGCAATACAAAGTTCGCGACGGGTTCTACGTCTGGTTTGACGAGAACCGCAACTACGGCCCCGGTGACGTGGTGGAACTGACTCCCGAGGAGGCAGAACTGCACGTCCTGCGTGTCGAGCCCGCCGAGGCTCCCAAGCGTCAACGAAAGGCTGCTGCTGAAGATGGCGCTGAGTGAAGACCTGTCGGTATTCCTCAACGACTTCGGACTGTCGGTGACTGCCGGGGCCGTGTCTGGCCTCGGCATTCTCGATATGCCGACCGAGGTGGTTGCAGCAGGTCAAGTGCTGTCCACGGACTACGCTCTGACCTGCCGTGCTGACCAGTTCGGCCACCTGAAGTACGCCGACTCCGTTACCGTCGCCGGGGTCGCGTACACCGTTCGCGAGACGCGCCTACTGGACGACGGTGCTTTTGTTGAAATCGCGTTGTCGAAGGTGTGATATGGCTACTGTTCGCTCTGCTTGGGTCGTTGAGTCTTTACAGACACTGACCGGCGTTGGCGCTACCAACCCCCTAGAAATATCTGGGACGAACAGCACCTTCCAGGTGACAGTTTCCGGCATCGGCACGGATGTTGTCATCCGGCTTGAAGGTTCTGTGGATGGCGTCGGGTATTTCAACCTGAATGACGCAGGGACCAACTACACAATCACAGCGAACGGCACCTACGGTTATGGGCTTGGCGCTGCCTGCCCGGTCAGGTTCGTGCGTCTGGTACTGGTGTCGTTTTCTGGCGGGACTCCCAGTGTCGCCTGCGTCGTGGGGCAGATGTAATGCCAGCTCTTCGCGCTTCCATCAATTCATCAATTCGGCGCAGTATTCAGCGCAGTATTGCGTCGCGTCGTGGCTACGTCCCCAGTGACGCGGATGCGGCTGCCTATATCGCTGCGGTAGAGTCTGCTGACGGTGCCCAGCTAGAAGACGCAGTAAGGGCTGCCATCGACAGCTTTGTCCTGGGATGCAAGGCAGACGGCATCTGGAATGCCATCAAGGCGTCCTGCATCCTCGCTGGGGCACGGACGCTGAATGGTGCCTTGGTTCCTCTGGTGGGTACTGCGCCGACGAATTTCAACTTCGTTTCTGGGAATTACAACCGGAAGACTGGGTTGAAGGGAGATTCAACCTCTAAATATATTGACTCCAATAGGAACCTAAACGCAGATCCTCAAGATAGTTATCATGTCTCAGTTTGGATTACCGAAAATCATACAACTACATCTAGCACGGGCGCATTTATTGGGGCTGGTTTCAGCACTGAAACCAACGCCCCTTCTGGTGCGGCAAGGATTGCGCAGGCAGATACTGGCAGTATTGGCATGAACGGGCGCAGGCGAAGTAGTAATGGTTTTGGAAATACTACCTCCACCCCACTTTTTTACGCCATGAATCGCGCATCTAGCAGCGCATATGATGGCATTCGTGGAAGTTCAGTAACAAATGTTCCATCGGCGTCTGAAGCGCCATCTTCTGCAAGCGTTCATGTATTT